ACACTTGTCCCATAGATAAATCAAGCTCGGAAGGATGCCGACCTAATCTGTTCACGGAGTAGTAGAGAAATTCTCCGGCTACTCCGTAGAGGCGTTTTTTACTTCGGCAACCTCTTCATCTACAGTGCCACGCTGGAAGTACTCCCAGTGCTTGGCAAAGATGAAAAGAAACACATCCCGATGGTTACGAGCAAGACTACCAAATGACCGTATCGGAGATACCTCAGTATCGGTTTCATCCTTTATGTAGGTCTTACCAAGTAAGCACACCTGATCAATCATCAACGCCGGGAACTCAGGAAATGCAATCTTTATCTCTTGCTTGAGTTCCGGATTAGGAAAGAGATCCGCAGCCCTTGGTTCACGGAATCTAATGATGTCATGCTCGCCTGTTACTTCAAACAGATCAATCTCAAGGGCTGGTTTTTCTTCCCGCTTCAGCGCATCAATGCGGGCTAATCCCATTAACTAACCACCGTTGTAAAGCCGAATCCACCGAGGCTGATTGTAGCGGTCTCTGTGCTAACTTCACCCGGTGTCAGGTTAGTCGTTGCATCCGTAACCAAGCCATTGTAAATCTTGGTCATGCTTGATACAGACCCTGCGCCATCGAGGTCAATCTCAACCTTGCACAAATAGCCAACCTTGTCACGGAAGATAGGACCAGTTGTCTTATCCACATAGAGTTCGATTTCGAGCGTACCTGTCTTACGGGTTTCGAGTGTCTCGATGACCGTTGAACAAAGCGTAGAGATATCAATCGTGCTTGACTGGATGGAAGCTCGTACGCTCTTTGCTTGGCAAGTATAAGCGGTTGAAGGTGATGCAGGTGTAGGAGAGGCTCCTAACTGCGGGTCGGTTCCAAACGATACCTTTACGGTTGCGTTGCTGACTAGAATAGGTGCTGGCATAAGTTACTCCACAGACTGAATGATGTACGTGGCGGTTACGGCAACATCAGTCCGACCACCTTCCGACAAACCAACCGTTTGCCCGGCAATATCACGAGTGCAAAACAAGTTTGGCGTAGTAGTTGTAACCTTCTGCCCATCAAGCAGAACATCAATTCTTGCCATTATAGTTTGCGCTCTTGCCATGCTAGCGGCTCCACTTGCAGTATCCCACACGGTGATTCTGTAACCGCTGTCCGTAAGGAATCGACCATTGCAAAGGCTGCGCTCTATCACGGACTGAGTGGTACTAGAAAAGACTATGTATGGCGTTTGTACTGGCTTACGGCTTACAGGGTCTACCTGTGGCGCAATCATGTTGTATACGCCTTGCTGATAGTTGTTTGGCTTATTCTCGACAGCAAGTAAACCTTGAAGCGTAGCGTCGTTGTTCAGTGTCTCGTATATCCATTGATCTATTGTTGGAATTTCGTATGACATTATTGCCCCTTCAGAACACTTCTAAGAGCACGAACAAAGATAGGTCGTATAGCCATAAGAGCAGATTCCATGAACGGTCTAGCTGGCACAGAGTTTCCACCTTTTGCAGTCCATCCAAGTTCTAGCGGTACTGCATACTTTGCATCTGCTTTGATGATTGCAGATACACCCTGCCTGCGGTCTAGTAGCATGGCATGATTGATACTGTTAGCAAGGAATCCGGTATCGCTGTTAGGTGGTGAACCGGGAGGGCTTGACCAGTGAATCTTGTCATCCCCACGCTTTGATTTGTATTCCTTGTAGTGTCCACTGCTCATCGCAATACTGGTTTTAGCGTTGCCTTCAACGTCTGCCGCAGCTTTACCCACAATCATGGTTATCTTGCCTAAATTCGCCTTGTAGGCATCTAGACCAGTGGTCTTGAGTGAGACAGTAACATTCACGGAGCAAGTACCTCGATCTGCAACGGACCAAAGCGCCTCACCGTGCTGGACACTGTCAAAGAAATCGTAAGCCTGATATCAGCTGCTGTTGGATAAGCCGCCGGGTTGAGAACAGACAAGATGCCCTGTGCGCTGTACTGCTTTGTCAAGGTCACGCTACCGGATGGAAACGTATACGATGATCCTGTAGCGATGTTCGTGAAGGTTGCACCAAGCGTACCTGTCGTAATGTCCACAGGGCTTCCTAGTTCGTCCACCAAGCGGACAACGTAGGAGTGCCAGTCTCCGACCCATGCGGAGACTTGCACGACCTGCTGAGGGTCTTCAGTCAAATCAAAGATAAGCGCCATCAAATATCCCTCACATAGATCCGCAGTGGACCAAAGACCTGCGTATCAGATGCACCCGTTGTGCGTGTAATCGTTGCAGTGTAAGTGCCTGGAGTGTTAGTCACCGTCGTGTCAATCGTAAAGGTAGCACGTCCATCAGCTGCGTACGTTGCAGTACAAGAGTAAGTATCAACCAACGCCCCACCAGAGTCATAGACCTTAGCGGTAACCGTAGCGGCTGTGATGTCTACTCCGTTTAGATTATTATCCACACACTGGATATCTACACCGTGCTGTGCGCCCTTCTGGATGTCCAAAGGCATAGGTGTTGTTATACCGTCTGCGATAACTTGGAATGGACCCATTCTCACCAGAGAGGCTTGACTTACCGGAGTAACCAGTTCAGCGTTGACATATTGACCAAACGTACCAGCCGTTGTATGTCCACTTCTTGGTTCATCCCATACGGCATCAGCTATAGCTCCTGTATTGATGTTTGTATTGACGTATTCCCCAAACGAACCAACGGTAGTGTGACTCGATCGCAATTCATCCCACACAAGATTAGGTATTTGATTGACCGTCGCATCCGTTGATACAGCCAACTGATGGTCTTCATTGAGAATGCCACCGAATGTTGTAACTGTTGCATATGGTGATGGGTCAGCACCCCATACAGCTGATGCAGTTTGCGCTGATGTCAAGCCACCACTGCTCAGTTTGACCGTCATGACCGCACCGTTAGTACCAGATGCACCTCTGACCACTACGGTCACATCGTCAGCACCAGCCGCAAGCGCAGCATCAGGAAGGTCTAGTCTGTACACGCCCGGCATATTGGTAGCGTCTACCTCGGCAAAGCCACCAGAAGTCCACGCCTGAGCGATTGTACGGGCTACTAGAGGGATGCTTACAGATGCAGTCCTTGTGCGGTTGTAGCGGGCTGTGAGACCAGACGTGGAGGCTGTGAGACTAGTAACACCAAGGTAGAGTTCGATGCTTTGTGATGTTGAGCCGGGAGCGATTGTAATGGTTGAAGCGTTGCGCTCGGTTGGGTAATAGGTCGGTGCTAGGTTAGTAGATACGCTATACGTTTGGTATCCAGCGTCAGGAGTAGCACCTGTCCAAGTAGTTGAATATACGTCCGTTGCTTCTGCTCCTGTTGCCGTTCCAAAGCCTTGATTAGGGCTATTCGGTTCTGGACTCCAGAAATCAGTAGCATAAAGTCCAACCATACGTGGATAGCCATAGGTCAGGCGGGATGACCCAACAGCGGTTGAGTTACTTCCGGGTGTTGCTCCTGTAGATGCTGCTCCAATAAAACGATTATAATCTTCGGTTCTATGTGATGTCACACAACTAATAGCTACAGATGACCATAGAAAAAGATTATTTCTAAAAACACTGGGGAATGAAGAGGAGCCAGAACTAAAATCACAGGCGTTGCCATAACAACCACTAAAGGTGTTGTTAATCACACTTACTTGGACTGAAACACAATATAGTTGATAGTTTCCACCAAAGAAAATGCAATCTTTAACAGATGATGTATCAGCTACATTATTTCCCTGTAAGTAAAGCATTAGCCTAGCAGTTTCAAATACACATTTACTAAATGTTGCGTTTAAAGCGACAGAAGTAGGTGCAGTTAATTGTGCTACCGCACCACTGCTAGCTACTCCGTCATAACCCTGTTGTGAAAATAAACACTTAGAAAATGAAATGTTTTGAGAAGTTAGAAACGTAACTAAACCGTTTCCAGAACTACCGCTACCTTTTCCTTCAAAAATGAAATTATAAAATGAAAGGTTGTTTTTAGATGTACCTTTAAGAATGGCTCCAGTGTAAACAATGGCAGCATTACCAGCACTTGAGAAACCAGAAAGACGAACGATACCAGCCGTCATACCTGTAAATTGTGATGCTGTAACATCACCAATAATCTGTACTGTAGATGAAGGACTGGTAAAACCCACCACTACTTGTTCTAGGTAATGACCGGGAGCAACATAGATGATGTCTCCACCGACTACTCCAGAAGTATTACTCAATGCTTTTTGTATTGTTGCCCACGCTTGATTTGTTGCAGGCCCAGTACCGGCGTTAGAGTCGCTTCCGCCCGGTCTTACATAATAAGTTGCCATTACTCAGCGTCTCCATTAGCAATTTCAAGAGCCATCGTCACTGCAAACTGCTGGACTGTTTGATACTGAAATAGTTGGTCTTGCATAACCCACCACTCATTGACGCTAGTACCATCAGGTCCAAATGTTCCGAGCAGATTTCCATCGTCATCAAGGACATCGCCGAATACTTTCCAGTCAGTCGATGGTGCTGGCACTTTTTCAATCACAAGGTTTTGAATGTTCATTTGCCCACCTTCAGTGCGTTCATCTGCGTACCACTGAAAGGCATCGTCAGGAAAGCCAGCACACTAGACACCGCAGCGCTAACACCAGCCGCTACCGCCTTGCTCCCGTACAGTGCCATCACTGCGCCCAGCTCGGCAACATCCTTGGCTTCAGCCGTGCGTACGCCATCGCCAAAGACGCTCGTGAAGGAAGCCACGAAAGCCACGATCACAACGACCACGAGTCTTTTGATTGATATGCTGTTCATCTCTTCGCCTCCAGTTTGGTGACCTGCGTTTTCAGTTCGCCTGTCACCGTTTCAAGGGTCACAATTCTCTGCCCGTGATTCTTGATCGTAGCTGTATCAACAGCATTGCGCTTGTCCATCTTATGCAGGAACTGCACGATGTACACAAGTAGTGTGACAATCAAGCCTGTCACAAAGATACCAATATTCGTCCATTCTGCTGGGCTCATGCTGTTCGCTCCACTAGTCCTACGTGCTGTACTAAAAGGTCGGTCTGTCCAAAGTCTGTACCAACCACATCGTAATACTTTGAATCGTCACCCGTGACGTAGACCCTATCGTGAGCCATTACATCAGCCGATACCGGGAGAGTAACATTCCACCCTGCTGATGGCTGGATGCCACCGCCAACAATCGATTCTGTATCGCTCTGGTTGGATAACCTGCCCTTGTAATCGGCAACCTTACGCCATGTCTCAGTAACACCGCCTCTGCCGTCTTCCGTAAGCGTGAAGCGGTGAACCTCAATAGGTGTCTGGCAGAGGTTACGAACTAACCCAGCCTGAAGCGTTGCACGGAGAATCGGACTCATGCGAACACCACCGGACGATACTTCTCAGCCATCTCGATGCAATGCGCTTTGAGCTGTGAGAGTTTCACATCACTTGTGCCTTCTTTGGCATCGATGTCTGAAGCACAGCGGGAGGCTTTGATGAACCATGCTTGCCGAGTTGCAGTCCGGACATCATAGCGTTCTACGTTAGCAGGTCCCATATCAACCCACATTAGCACAGGGTCGCTTGTGCCATCTAGGACGCTCCAGCCTTTCCACTGCCCACCGGGATACTCTGCCCATTCTGGTTCTGTGGTTGCCGTAGTGCCAGCCACACGGCACTCATAGACCCTGCCATTAGGAGTAGTAGGGACTACACGGTCACCGACAGCATAAGCCGTGCTGGCTGTCCATGTGGAGAACCGTGAGTAGGAATCAAGGATAGAGCCTATCTCGGTTGTGGACAGTTGCGGGTAGGACTGGGCATCCACGAACAGGCTTACTTGTGCAATGGCTTCGGCACGGGTCAACATAGTGTAAGTATCCCACACAAAGAGAAAGCCCCCGGCAGTGATGCCGAGGGCTTTGTAGCGAGTCTGCTAGGATTATGTAGCAGAGGATGCACCGACGATGAGCGAGCCTGGGACTCGTGCAGATGCTGTACCGGAAACGTTTCCGATGTCAAATGCGGAGAAGGCGTAACGCTCGGTAGCCTTGAATGCAAGCGCATCTTCCTTGAAGTACTGCTGATCGGATACTTCGATGGTAACCGAGCGACGGTCACCGAATGCAGTTCCAACAGACAGGTCACCGAGCAGGATGTATGGCGTAGAAGCTGCCAAGGTTTTCTGCATATTCTGAACGAATACAACATCATAACCAAAGAGCTTAGGCTGTGCGCCGAATGCCTGCTGGAGGTCAAGGATAGCGTTTCCGCTAAGTGCGTTGAGCAGAGGAGCGATGGCGTTGTACCAGATCTCCTTGTGCATATACCACTTAGCGTTAGCTGCGTAGGTTGGCAAACGTCCTACCATCGTTGCAAGGTTGGTCAACGTTGGAGCATACGTGATGGTCTGCCCGGTCGTGAACTGAACCAAGGATGCGATGTTAGCCTTCGTTGCGTTGGCATTGTAGACAGCCCAGAGACAACCATCAATGGATGTGGTTGCATCGGTAGCGTTGTTGAAAACAACACGGTCTTCTTCCTTAGCCAAGACATAAGCCATGTCACGGGCAAGGGATGCACCAAAGTCGATGATGCTGTCTTCTGCGAGTTCCTTGGAAACCTGCGTAAGAACTGCTGCCTTCTTCGCTGTCAAGCTAACCTGTGCAAAGGTCATATCCGACAATGTGATTGCCGTATTCTCTCCCGGGTAGTAGACAGTCGTGGATGCAGTAGCGTTTGGTACACGGAGCGTGTCGCTGGACATCGGGTAGATGCGGCAGTTCTGACGTGCAATACCAAACTGTTCACGGAGGTAGATAAGGTCACTGGACAATGGATCTGGGACGGTATAGCCACCAGCACTGTCTGTGCCTTCGTTAGCCTTAATGTGGTTCTTGACCCAGTCGGTAGCCTTGCGGTTGCCCATAATCGAGCGAGCCCACTGACCCCAAGCGTATGCCTTGTAGTTACGCTCTTCAGCAGTATCACCGGGGAGGAGGTCTGTAATGCGCTTTGATACGCCACCGGACTTCCATGGCTTGTCTTCTACAGGAGCGGAAGCAACAGGAGCGGTAACGCCGAGGGACTTGATGGTCTCAATGCGCTCTTCGATGTTCTTTGCCTCAGCCATCAGGGACTTGACCTGTGCAAGGTCTCCATCACCGGCTGCGAGTTCACGAGCGGAAGCGAGAAAACCTTCACGCTTTGCTTGTAGTTGTTCGATATTCATAGTTGTGTTAGCAACTCCAAACGGGCGAGCAGTTCGGCTCGCTCGTTTACATCAGTGGCTTTCGCCTCGACTACGAGATCCGGTTGCGTCTCTGGCTGGTCTGCGTCCCGCAGTGAATCCCAGACAACAGGGGCAAGGCGCTTTGCGCTTGACC